AGTAGAGCGTCCACGTTGTCGTAAACGCTGTGGGTGATATGTTGGTGCAATAGTAGGCCGGGATCGACGTATCTTGCAGAACAAATGTCGGCAACCCAGTGAACGTGCCATCTCCCTTACCCCAGAAGCTGGCGATGTAAGTCTGCCCCGCCGTGAAGCTAACTGCTGAACCATACTGCAAACCATTAAACCCGACGCCAGTATCAGAGTTCGCGGTAATGTCGACTTCTTGCGAGTATGTGTAGCCGGGTGGTGGCGACGAGTTGGTGCGCGTGAGGGTGCAGGTAATAGAACCGAAGCATCCGGTAACGTAAAAGTCGGTTCCGATTGTGCTGCTCCCGGTGGAGAAATTACCTAAGCCACTCATCACATCGCTGCCCACTGATTGGAGCGTGGTTCCGGGAAGTGCCGGGGGTTGAACATAACCCGGGTTAGAGTAATAGGTGGCGACAAGTGGCTGAGCGAGAAACGATAACTCAACTCCAGCCGACGTGTCATTGACCGTGTTGGCATAGGAGCCGAAGATGTTGCTGATGTTGGTCAGGCTTACGTTGGCCACACTGCCGGAGCTGTTCGACGCAATCTGCACCATCGCCGAACCGCCCGTTACACCCGTCGACACAATACTGTCAACGCTACAATTCTTGCAATCAGCAATGCTTATCCCAATCGATGATGGTGTCCCACCACCATGTTGTCGCTCTATTCCCACATCCTTAATGTGGATATCGCAGGCAAGAGGCGACCCGGTTCCGTCTCCTTCGATGACAATCTCTGGACTGCCTCCGAGAGCGTGCTCGATCTGGTCCCCGGTTACCCAGATTGGACCCACGTTGCACCCACCTCCACCTGTTCCCTGAATGATCAGAGGGGTTCCGGTGATAGAGTCCACTCCATCAGAGACGTTCAGCCAGTTATTGGTGATCTGAATTGATCCGCTGTCTAGAATCATCATGCAAGCCGTGTTGCACACGCTGATGGTATTGCCATCAAATGAGGTATTAGCATACGTGTGGCTGGCGTAAATCAAGCCTTTCGATACTGTCGCACCGGCGGCTCCGTAGATGCAAAGCCCATTGGCGGTGAAATTCTCCTGCGTCCCATCGGTGTGCGCTGGCCCAACGATGGCTGTCACGCTTGCACCGCTTGCCAGATGAATCCCGCCAGCATTGGTGCATTGCCCCGCTCCTGGCCCAAGAAGCATGCTCCCGTTGTCCAGCGGGAAGACGATTCCCCCGTCTGATTCGGTGATGGTCAACGTGGAAGTTGGGTCTTGGAGCGTGATTACCTGCTTTGTCGGCGTGCTGCATGGGACACTCGCTGCGATGGTTCCCGTCAATCCAAGCAGGTTGATCGTCCCACCAGCCGCAGGTAGCTGTGTACATGCCGCGCGAATCCACGCATCCGCAGTCGTTCCCGAGCACCATGAAGGCGCAGGCGAGAGGCCGCACGAAGCTGGATAGACTTCGCCGTTGATGTTCGGCGCAAACAAAGTTCCGTACATCGTCCCGCCGGATAGGGGCAATCCACTGCCGCTGATAGTCACTGCAGCATAGGCCGAGCCGCCCCACTGATACCACGTGTACGGGGTAGTCGTGATGTCGACCAGTGGCATGCTGGTGTTGCCATGTACGGAAGCGATGACCGTTGCGGCGTTTCGCGGCTGAATCAGTGCGTACCATTCCGCGTTGAGAATGACGCTGTTTGGCCCTGCAATACCTTGCTGGTTTGCTGTGATTGCCTCTTGCAGGCCGCCTGTTCCGGAGGTCAGATAGAACGGCGGCACGTGCGTGTAAGTCGTGGCCATGTTGATGACGCACTGCCCGATGTATACGCTGCTTGGGGTGGCTACTTCTGTCAGCGCGGGATTTGAATCAACGATCTTTACTGCAGTGCCGACACTGAAGGCATCAAAGTTCTTGTTTCCACCGCTCACCTGGCATGTAGCGGGCGGGAATTGGAAAGCGCCTGTGCTCTGGCTGGCAACCTTGAACTCGCCGTATTGCGAAGCGATGATCTGGCCTTCCACGTTCTGTGCCTGCACATGCGTGCAGCACAGCAGGAAGATCACGAACGCCAGAAGGCTTTTAATGGCAGCTCCATGTCGACCCGTTCGAAATGGCGATCATGTAATCCGACCCGCCCCCAGTGCAAGTTCCCGGAGTGAAGGTGGTTGCATCAGTGACCGTAACCTGTGCCCCTGCACCAGAAGTTGATGCGGAGGGCAAAGCAGCTACCGTGTAACCGGTCGTCTTAATGATTTGCGCGCCAAGAACGGAGTTACTGAAATTAGCCTGACATTGACCCGTCGACCCAGTGGAGCAGGCAAAGTTGAGCGCGGTTACGGGGTTGGTTCCAGCGCCGATCTGGTTGGTAATTACCCAGTTGCTAAGGTGAGCCGTCGAGTTGTAGTAACTGCCCGAGAGGGTAATGTTCCCAGAGCTGTAATTCGTTCCGCTGGTAGCCGTGCCCAGCGTATTCGCCGTGATGCTCACCGAGCCGATGCTGGACGGGTTGAAGGTTGTAGCATTCAGGGTCCCGATATTTGCTGTGGTCGCGTTGATGATCGGCTGCCAGTCGCCCATGGCCTCGCCAGCGGAGAGGTCGTTTCCAGTAACCACCAGCCCGGATGGAGCTTTCGTTGCCCAGTCGGAAGTTGCGGCGATCGTCCCGGACTGAGTTACAAACTCTTGCCAGTCAGCCGCGGTCGTCCCTCCGGAAAGAGAGGCAGAGGTCCCAATCGTGACCTGAGCTAATGCACTTGCGAAGTAATAGACCGCGTTTCCCTTCGCGGTAGCGCCATAAGAATGTGTTCCAGATACCGCGCATCCCGTGCCCGCAAACGGCTGGTTGAACTGAAACCCCTGGTTATAAACGTTGTCGAGCTCCGTGCTTTCATAGGTATCGTTCGCGCAGATGGTCGCGATTCCGTTGGTAATAAAGCTGGGATGGATGTGGATGTGGTGCGTGTCCCCGCCATTGTCATAGATCCCGGCGCCGTAAGGGCTGCTGGCATAGATGGTGATGTCTTTGAGCGTCGAGTCCGAGGCGTTATTGTAGATGCCCCACTGCACAGGGAAGTAGCTGTAGGCGGCAACGTCGATGGTTCCCGAGCAACCTGTTCCTCCTGATGTCGGGGCCGCTACGGCGGTTATGACCCCGGAGACAACGGTGAATGGATTGCCTGACCATGTCGGCATGACTGTGCAGGGCTGGAAAGACGTACCCCCTTTGTATCCGTTGATTTGCAGGTAAAGAATGTTGTTGGCGGCGGCCGGTAGGTACCCAGACCCACCATTGACAAGCGTGAACGATGTCAGCGTGGTGCCGGTCAAGTTCGCGGTGATCGTAGCCGTATTGTGATTTGTGGGCGAAGTGCCCATGGTGATGTTGTTTGGATAGACCTGAAATCCGTCGCCGCCCGATTCACCGAAACGTGCGAAGAAGTTCCCCGAGTTCCCCGTTCCCAGAGGTGCAGGGTTGTCCCACTGCATGTTGTCGAAATGGCTTTGATTCAGCGCTCCCAGGTCGAAGATCGAGGAGGCTACTTGATTCGGCTCCCAGTAGGCGTCTGACACGTCAAGAAAGGTAAACGCTCCACCTGTGGCACGCTGCACCATGGGCACGGCAGCCGTGCCGGTGAAATTCCAGGTGCCGCAGAAGATGCCGCAGCTTTTGATGTTGACCGAGTAGAGGCCGCCGGGCTCAATCCAGCCAGTCATATTCCAGCTACCAGAGCCAGCGCGCAAGGTCTGCTGCTTGCTAGTGGCGGCCGCCTTACCTGCCGCGCTAGCGAAGGCGCAATCTGCTTGCGTGGTGGCGTCAGAGGTTGCTTTTGGCCACCATACCGTAACGTTGCTGGTCGGAGTGACCGAGGAATTCGGGTAGGTGATGGCTACGTAGTTTCCCCCCGAGTAACTCACGTTCTGGCAGAGCGGGTAGTTCGTCGCGGTCACCCATGCTACCTGCGTCTGACCGATTCCCGTATATGGTCCGCCAGTGAATCCCTCGACCCAAATTTCATCGTTGAGGGAGTTGATGTTTAGCGTGGTGTAATTCGAGTTGGTGACTTGCTGCTGGATGTATTGGGTTTGCGCTGTGCCGAATGACACCGGGACGCCACCCGGAGCGAAGGTGGTTCCTGCTCCCGTAGACAGAGGGGTCTGATATGCGGCCGTGGCTGTCTGCGGACCAAAGTAGTCAGTACCTACTGTAGCTGCTGCCGCCGAACCAGCAACCCCAGCACCCTTGAGGAGTGCCACCGTGTTTGGGATGGACGCGGTCGCCGAATTGCCCAGCACGAACGCGTCGGTCGCCACCTTGGTCGTGTTGTCGCCTGTCGTTTGAGTCGTTGCTGTTGTGGTGCCGGGCAGGGCCCCTGGAACAAGAAAGTCTGTGCCTGGAACCGCTGGAATTACTCCGTTAGCAGCGCCGTTGCCCTTCAGCAGGTTGCTGGTGGCTGGAGTGTTTGCGCCGCCTGTTCCATTTGCCGCGTAGGCCGAACCATTCCAGGTGTAAGACGTGTACGGAGTCGTGGTTACGTCCACTAGGCCCAGCGTGGTGCTTCCTTTGACCGCAGCAATCACAGTCGCTGGATTACCGGGCAGCACCTGCGCATACCAGTCAGCGTTCAGGATGACGGTATTTGCGCCGCCTGCCTTCGAGAGCCCGTTGATCAGTGCTTCCTGCAGGCCGCCTGTGCCTGATGTCACATAGAACGGCGTTGCATGAATATGGCTTGTCGCCATCGATATGGTGCAGGCGTTTATCTGCACTGAGGACGGCGTATCGATCTCGTTCAGCAGGGGGTTCGAGTCAACAATCTTTACCGGCACACCCACGCTGAACGCATTGAAGTTCTTGCCACCACCAATCACCTGGCAGCTGGCCGGCTCAAATTGCAGCGATCCGGTGGCGATGCCTGGGACTTGGTATGCGCCGAACTGCGAAGCAATGATTTGGCCTTCGACATTTTGGGCATAGCTATCCTGTCCGAGCAGGCACGCAGCGGCGATCGCCAGAAGAGCGAGGAGTTTTTTCATCGAATCGCTAATTTTGTTCGGTCAGCTACGCCCTGCGCGCCTGCCCACGGAGAAATGAGCGCAGTCAGGCAGAGCGCCAGGAACAGCACTGCTTTCTTCAACATGGGTTTTCCTTTTTTCCCCTGAAACTTGATTTAGAGCGAGTGATTCTCAATTACTGAATCTTGCTGCCGCTGATACTAGCGCCTGAACTGGCCGAGGCCGTCAAACATCCCGGCGTGACTAATCCAGCCGGCAGATTGACGTTGCACAGCCACTGCGGAAAGAGCGGGTCGTATCTGCTGATGGGGCTCGGCGTTTGGTATCCGTAGGGCTTGGCCAATGTGGCTGTTGGCATAAAATTGGCGATCACGGTTGCCATGCAAGCCGGAACACTGGCATAGCTACCGCATGAGGGGACTCCTGGAGCAACTGCGCTAGAGAAAGAGGGGCTCGTGCCGACTATATTATTCGGCCCATACGAGAACCCGGTCGAGCTGGTTATGCCCTGAGTTGTCCCGCCAACTGCGTAAATGTAATCCTGGTACACGTGGTCGGTGCCATTTCCGCTACTCACGGAAAAGCTGTATACCGGAGTGGTACCGCCATTGCACCCATTTGTTGCCGAAGTCGCGACTATGTTTTGAAACGATTCGATATTGAATGCTTCGTAGATAAGCGTCTCGCCGCAAACAAAGGCCGCATAGGTTGGCCGGGTATCAAGGTTGTTTCCCCAGATCGTATTGTTGCGAATGTATATCTTGGCGAAAGGACCGGGCCCATTAGAATTGTTGAACGTCTCGACTCCCCGGCCACCGTTGGCGATCAGAATATTGTTGTCAATTACACCCTGCTGCCCGTAGTTTGATAGCCCGGTCTGGACGCCGTCCCAGGTGTCGAATATTACCCCCTCCCCGTCAGAAGGGGTGCCTACGTTGCAGGGATTTCCGTTGAAATTGTCCCAGGAGAAGTTCCCAGCAATATAGATGTGGGTTCCTGGTTTGGTGTCCGACGCCACCGGCTCGTAGATGCTAATCCCGCTGCCGCAATACGAAGACCCCCCTGCATCGTTGTAGGTAATGTTCCCCAAAATAGCTATGTAATCCACGCCGTAGGTACTGTTTTCCGACGATGCTATACCGTTCAATCCACACCCGCTCGCAATGTTATTGGCGAAGATAATGTGGTGGATAGAGCTCGCATACGGGTACATCAAAAAGCACGGTCCAGAGGTCGCCGACCCATCCGCTTCCCAGCCTTGCACGCCCCAATAGCTTGTCTGGACAGTCATGGCATTCTGGGAGCTTGTCATTCCGCTGATCTTGCAGGCATCGAAAGTAGCACAAATGAGCCAGGCGACATTGTTACCGGCTGGACATGTCACCGTGCCGAATGTCTGGAAGTTAGCAGGAGAATAAGAACTGGATGCCGCTGCAGTGATCGTATCTCCGCAATTCACCGCGTGATCCGGCGTAAGCCACGGAGCACCTGCGCTCGTTCCATTATTCCCGTCGCTGCCGGTAGCGGAGAGATAATAGCTCGCGGCCCAGGCCTGGACCGAAAATGTAAGCAGTACAAAAACAATAAGTTTATTCATCTTAGTGAAGCAGCAGGGTGAATCCGAGATACGTGTTTACATCATTACTGCTCGTGGTAGGCGATGGCACCGTCACGTTCCCACACTGCCCGGCGGTGGTTGTATTCGCCGGGCCTACCCCGTACAGCGCTAGCGAGTAAACTCCGGAATTATTCGGAGCGCTAAGGTTGAGGGTGGTGGCATCCCCGCTCCAGCCTGCAAAATATGTACCACCGGGCAGCGTTACACTGGATTGTGCGATAGCCACGTCATTTCCATATTGGGTATCTGGCCATCCGCTGCCTCCTGCGTGGGCTCCCAGATCTGCCACCATCGTTCCCGCGCTATTCCACAAGCAGATGTCATAGTGATGACTAGTCGTGGCATCCACAGCGTTTACGTTGAATCCGAAATGGGTTACGGTCATCCCTTGCGCGGGAATCGTGAACGCGACCCAGTTGACCGCGTTTGCTGCGCTCAAGACGAGGTTGCTGGCTTCTGATGCCGGATTGTAGAGACTGAAAGAAGTAAGCGGAGCCTTCACGAGAACATTCGCCGAGGCGATACCGCTGTCTTGCTGCTGGCCGCCGGTTCCTGTATACGAAACCAAGTCTCCCGAAGTAGAGCTATTTGGACCTGTAGGTATCGCGGCCCCTGATCCAGCCTGGGGGCAATAAGTTATCTGTGACACTGAGCTGGACACGGAACCGACGCACGCCAATGCCGCATAGTTCGGCGCAGCGGAGGGAACCTGCCATGAATACGCCGTAAAGGTTGCAAGTGCTGGGCCAAATATATTGAATGTGTTCGCTGTAACGGAGGGGTTGGTCGTATTGCCCACGATGCTGACTTCGCCCACATGCACGCCATCCGAGGTGGACGATACTCCGCTGCTTGCACTAAGCGTCGTAAACGCCCCCGTTCCTGGTGTCGTTGCGCCCGTGGAGGATGGATTGATTGCCCCCGCGATCGATGGGTTAGGATAGGTTCCGCTGAGCGCTCCGCCTGCCGCGCCCGTAGGTGCTCCTCCGCCACCACCAGCCCCAGCCCCACCTCCGCCACCAGTTTGCTGAGCAATAGAAATGGCTGCCGAAGCAGCCATGATCAGGGCCACCAGCAGCCGGCGCATCAATCGTACTCCGTGACGGCGACGGTGGTCGCAGTCGCAGTCGCTGAGCGAAGATTACACAAGAGTGTGGCCGCGATCGCATAGCCACCCGAGTTATCCGGCGGCGTTCCGATCACCAGGCCATAGCCATGGCCCCATGGAATGGGGGTACCTAGAGTAACTGGCTGGGCCGGCGGTAGAACCGTCCTGATGGTGGTAAACGGTGGCGTGTTTCCATCCGCGAATTGCATTTGTATGCCCTGCGCGGTAACGCTGCCGTCTTCAATTATGTCGAAGCGCCGGGTTACCTGAGTTGCGGACACAGCGACAAAAGCGCCCGCGCTGCCGTTGAGGTTAATCAATCTGGTGTGGGCCATGTTATTTCTTCCTCATCGACATCAGCGTTTGCGCTAATCTAGCGCGCTTGCCGAGCTTGCCTTTTGCGCCAGACTTCTCGCTTGCATATTCAGCGGTTGACTCTCCGGCTTTTTTCGCAGCAGAAGAGAAGCTTCCCTTGTTCTTCGAGGTCGCTTTCGCGATCCAATTGGCCGATCCCATGATTTCCTCCTTGCCTACTGTTGACTCTCCACAAACACCTCGAGCTCGGCGCAAAAGGCGTCGAAGTTGTGCAGGTGTGGCCCGTGCAGAACGGTGAGCGTCAGCGTCTCTGTAGCAGCGTCGTAAACGTATTTCACATCCGCCCCGAAGTCGTGCGCCTCGCCCGAATACCCAGTGAGTTTCAGCCCCTTGGCGGCCACGGTGGATTCAAACCTTGCGAACCGGTCTGGGGCATAGTTGGTAATTTGAATAGTTTTCGTATTGCTCATTTCGTCTCCGTGACGGTCATTTGGCTCCCGCCCACAGTCGTGACGGTCGGCGGGATTACGGGTGCAGGGGTGGGCGCAGGGACGGCGGTCACCGCTTGATACGCATTCCATGCCGCGACGACGGCGTTAATGTACGCGGTGGTCTGCGCGATCGTGGGATTTGATATGCCTAACGCTTGTTGCTGTTGAACGACATACGGTTGCAGTGAAGCTAAGACCAGAGCCAGCTTTTGCGCCCCGCTACCGGCCTGGGCTCCTGCGGCGGCGGCGGCACCTTCTGCATTCGTCACCAAGGTGACAGTAAGGTTGTAGAGCGTTGCCATGCCAGGAAACGCTACGTCGATATATGGTTCGGCTGCCTTTGCGACCGGCAGTGCGATCGTAAAGAAGTCTTTGAAGATTGTGCCGACCTTGCCAAGAACAGATGTGAAGCTCATAGTGTTTTTTTTCCCGTCACCGTGACCTCAGCCACGGGGTTACCGACTACCTTAACGTTGCCCTGCTGATCCACGACCGCCGAGAGCTGTGGTGTCGGATACTGTTTGAGATAGGCGAACAGTGCAATCATCGCCGGGACCGTTGCCAGGCGGATCATGTTCAATACTCCCGCCTTGTCGAAAGTAAAGACCGCCGGGAGTGCAATCGCCCCCGACGCCGCGGATGCAAACGCGGAAACGAACGCCGCCAGTAGCCCCTGTAACCATAGTTTCCAATTCATCCGTTACGTCCTCCCTTTTTGCTGAGCATGGAAATCCCAATGACCATCGCCACTCCGACGATCAGGATGATGATGTCCACCTTACCCACCTAGCTCCGCGCTCATGGCATCACCACGTAAGACGGCCGCGTCTCAGGCCCAAGTGGGATATTCATCAACTCCCGCAGAAGGCTCTCCGAGTGCAGCCATATCGCCACGGAAACATCCATGCCGGTTTGCGGGTCGAAGCCTTCCGGTCTGCCGGCCGTTTCCCATTCGGAATAGGCTTCGCGTTCAATCTCGTCGTGTGTTGGTTGTTTCATGCTCGTGCCCTCGCTAGCCATCCCTTAAGATCCTTCTGCTTATCAGGATTTGCGGCCACATCCGCGTAGTAAAATCGTTCCGCCGAAGCGCGCAGATCAGTGAGCACCAGCAGCGAGTCCGCAGAACTAAGCTTCATCAGCGTCTGCACGCCGATTACGCCGTCTTCCGTGACCCCAACAGCGTCTTGCAGGAATTTACTCACCGGCTTTACGCCAATGTTGATCCCGAGCGACAGCAGCTTGTTCGCAATGTCCTGGTTGGAAATTTCCGTGATGCACAGCGGCAGGCAGTAGCTTTGTGCATACACGCCCTTAGCTATCTGCAGGGCGGCGATAGAGCCCATATCCTTGAAGAACCCGCTGGCACCCAAATCCTGGTGAAACCGCTGATCGATCCCATACCGAGTTTTGGTTACGCCGTCATCATTGGTGGTGATCACGCCGGTAAGCTTGCTGTCCTCAAAGCTCAATGCGTAGCTGATGGCGACGTCTTGGTTGGCCATTATGCCGACCGCAGGCCCTTATGCTCTTGCGCTGCGCGGTCGATTTCTGCTTTGAGCCGGACCAGTGCATGCGTAATGCCAACACAGGAAGGGGTACCACCATTCCATCCTTCCGGGTACATGAAGTCAGGCAAGTCCATCCAAAACTCCGCGGCCTTGGCTATCTGCCGCTTGATATCGGGGTGGAGCTCTGGAAACTCCATCCAATTGCTGACGGGATAGTTAGCGTAATAAACAATCTTCCCGGTAAGGGCTTCTAGTTCGTTAATCAGCTCACGTTGGTACCTGAAATCGACACCCGTGACATGGCTATGCAACGCCATTAACTCATCCAGGCGATGCAGTTCCTCACGTAACCGCTTCTCTTGGTGAGTGTGCGAGTAATTGTTAATCTCCACCACGGGCGAGCAAGCCATTTCCTTGGTGATACCGAACTCTCCAGCAACGCACCGCAGGTTGGCAACACACCCACCACTATTCCCCCATAACTGGGCTGCTATAGCAATGCGATACTTCTCAATCTCCTGCTCAAGCGTGGCGATCTTGAGCGCCTGATATTCAATCAACGATCCCTTTGTCATAGCTTCTCCATTTAGTGCATTCCCCATGCGTGCTTTATCAGCTCGATGATTCCTGTCATGAGTGCCGTACCTACCGCGGCAGCGATCGCCAGAAAGATCCTGTTGTGGGCAGCCCGGCCGATAGCTTCACCGCTTGCACTCGCCAGCACGTTGGCGACGTTCCTCTGCTCAGCAATGATTACCTCAAGACGCGAGGAGTTTTCCTTATGCCTGGCGTCCTGCTTCTTGTCATATATCTCAATTTCATGCTTGATCATGAGGGTTACCTTCTCTTCGTTTAGTGGCAATCGTTCCCCCGTTCGACGATTTTTAATGCTTCAAGATAGCCACCATCACGGCAGCGATTGCAATGAGCGCCATGATTATGGTCACGATGAAGTTGGCGCTTACCTGGTGGGAGGTCGTGGCCTCTCCCTTGCCCATATCCCTTCCTTCGATCCGGCCGCGCCACGCGGTTAATTCAGCTATTTTCTCCGCATTGCTCGCGCATCTTTGGTCCATTTCTTCCTTGGTGGCGAACGTGGCCTGCTGATCCTTCATCGCGGCCTTTATCTCGTTCGCGGCGTCCCACCTCTTATCGTTCGCCGTTTCGGCTTTTTCTATCGCCTTTTCGCCATATTGCCTCGCGGTAGTCGCCGTCTGCTCTACGGCCTTAATCGCGATGTCTATAGCTTGGCGGTTGGCCTTCCCGATTAGCGTGTCTGCCTTGAATCGAGCATCATACAGACGCTCTATATCCTTGAAGCGTCTGGCAAAGTGTGCATATACCGATTCGACAGTCCAAGCGTCACTCTTCTGGGGTCGGATGGGCACCTCACGTCTGTCATTGGATGGTCACGCCTTGTGTCGTAGTTCCCTGCGTCTTAGTGCTGGCAGATTGTGAGACGTACTCGTACCACGGACTACTTGGCACAGTTCCATTGATAATTGCCTGGATGTGCGTGACGTTGGGGTTAGCGACGCCGAGAGCTACCGCAGTCATAACGCCGCTGGTCGAGATGGTTCCCACGCCACTGGCCGAAGTAGTCCACGATGAAATCGCATCCCCACGCGCATTGGCTACACCCACCACGGTTGAAGTGAGCTGCACGCCGTCTGAATACTGAATCGTGGCCGCAAACTGGACCGTGTTGGGGACAGTCACATAGTTCAGGAAATTGCTTCCCGGGACATTCAGGTACACCTGGGAGATCGTCGCAGTGGTCAGCGTGTAAGTTGCGGTGCCTACCGCGCTGTTGACATATCCAGTGGCTGCAGCGATAGCTTTTACCATGGTCGTCGCTGTCACATTGAAGGTCCCTGTGTAGACCGTCGAGCCCGTGGTAGGCGTCGTCCCGTTGGTCGTGTAATAAATCGTCGAGCCCGCAGTCGCGTCGGTGATGATGACCGCCTGCGTGCCCGTAAAAGTCTGGGTGGGCGGGCTGAATACTGGAGTCGCAACAGTCGGCGCGGCACCGCAGTGCATCGTCCAGATCGAGAAAGGGATGCTGGTCGGAGATGAGGTCGCCTGCACGTTTGCTGTGCCGGTAGCAGCGCAGGAAACGAGCCCGGTGCTGCCAACCGTCAGGATGGTGCCATTTGAACTTGTCCAGACGGCCGTGTTGCCAAACGAGTCAGGCAGGGGGCGCGCCACTGAATCGGAATATGTTCCTGTAGCCGTGAACTGGATAGCCGGAGCACCCACCGTAAGCGTGTTGATGCCGCCCACGTTTCCTAGATAACCGCCCGTCAGGGTTGGCGTGTTGAGCGTATATGCGTTGCTCGAGATTCCGCTGGTTAGGTATCCTGCTGCGACTGCAAGGGCCTGAACCGTTGTGGTCGCAGTCAGAGATAAGGCAGTCGAATAAACCGGAGAGCCGGTCGTCGGG